AGGCATGTTAAATTCTCCTTACAGTGGGAGGCTGACAATTCAGCCTTCCGTTTAGCGGTTTACAGGCTGCCCCAACGGATCATCTTGGCCAGGCCATCATCTGAGAAGTTCCAGAAGGGCGCATAGTTGTAGATGCCGTACCAGAACATGGCGTGCTTCAGGCCGCCCTTGGCGCCCCAGTTGGGCTGCATCCGCAGTGAAGGGGTTTCCACTTCGGCAAAGGCCACCGCTTCAGAACCGAAGAACACGGCGTCACTGATGAGGCCGTTTTCGTCGATTTCATCGGCGAAGGCGTTCTGACGGTTGATCCGCACGAACCGGATGTTGTGCAGGTTGCACTGCTCGTTCTTGTAGAGCATGTCGCCCTTGCCCATGGCCTGCTGCCACCGGGCCACTTCGGGGTCGAGCAACAGGTTTTCGATGTTGCCCCCTGCCGACAGGCAGACGTAGTGGTCGTTGGCCCCTTCACCCTGGTTACCGATGCTCTTTTTGGTGGGCCGGGTGTAAAAGGGCACGTGGATGGTGTCCCACATATAGGCGCTGATCTTCTTGATGTGGTCCTTGCTCATGGGCGCGGCCGCGATGGCCACCGGAGCCCCTGCCGTACCGAAGGTCAGCCCGGTCAGGGAGTTGGGGGTGGCCACGATCTTCACGTCGGAAGACAGAAAACCGTCTCTGGCCGATTCGTTGTCCATGGTCTCGGCCATGTGCTGGGCCAGCTTTTCCTTAAAGATGGCGTCGATTTTGAACTTGAACAGGGTCTCCAGCTTGTGGCTGAACTCCAGGGCGACCCCGTGTTCGGTCACTTCCATCGACCTTTTGCCAAAGGCCAGCATCCGCACCGGGATTTCTCCGGTTTCCTCCAGGCTGCCGTCCAGGCTATCCGGGATGGGGAGGTTGTGATACCAGGTAACCGTATCCCCGGCATTTTTCTTCATGCCGCCGGGAACCGGCCTGGCGTAGGCCGCGATCCGGCATTCGCCGTAAACGGCACTCAGCATCTCATCGGCGATCTGATGGTTCCCCATCAGGCCCCCGCCTAAATCTGTCCAAAGGTGTTCGTCAGGCATGGTAGCCTCCTAAAGTTCTACGGAGATGTTGAATCCATTATCTCCGAAAGGGTTCTTTTCTTGGGTGTTTCCTTGGAAGGAGTGAAGCTGACTCCCTTCCCCATAACCGCATTGTTTTTTTGGGCGACAAGCGCCAGGCGGCGCTCCTCGTCGGTTTGTTCAACCACTTGGCCTTTCAGTCTCTTGGCTTCCTCCGTCACCCACTTATATTGGTCTTTCGGCGGCGGCGGAGTATCGCCTTTCATAAACTCCTGTTCACCGAGATCGTTGTGGGCGATGTCCCAAAACAAACGATAATCGGCTGAACCAGGGGTCATGTCGAGACCGGACTGCTTGGCAAAATCATTGGCCTCACGATCAAGACGCTCTTGGTTTTCCTTCTCCCGGGTCTCCGCCGTTTTAGCCGACTCCACCGCCTGTTTGGCCTGAAATTTCTCCCAAGCCTTGCTGGCGATTGCCTCGGAGGCCGTCTCAGGATCGGGCGGAGTGCGGTCTTGGCCGGCGGCGTTTATTGCCTTGCGCCAAATCCTGCCATAGTTTTTCAGATAGTCAGGATCGGTGGTGTCCAAGTCGCGAAGTTCTTCGGCCGCCTTCTCAAAAACGGCATCCTGTTCATCCTCGCTCATGGCCTTCGGCTTCGCAGCTTCCGCGGCTAACCTCTCCCGCTCCGCTTCTTGCTCGGCCAACTTCGTCTCGGCGGCTGCCGCTCTTACTTCCGCGGCTTCCCGGGCTGTCTTTTCCTTGGCGGTTTCACCGGTGGCTTCGTGCATCCGGGTTTCGGCTTCTTTGTAGCCTTTACGGAAGTCTTCGACGGTCCAATCTTTGGTCTTATCCGCTTCTGCTTCCGCCTCCTCCCGGGCCACCTTCTGTTCCGGCGTTTCCTCTTCGGAGCCACCCGCCACGGCTGCCGCAGCTTCGGTCTCTGCCGCCTCACGAGCCTCTTTTTCTTCCTGAGTCTCCTGATCTTGGGGAGAATTCACAGGAGCAGTAGTCTCGTCCGGATGCTCCATCATGTAGGAAAGAGAACTTTTGTTCTCAACCGCCTCAGTGCCTTCTTCGTGTTGACCAACCTCTTGATCTGCCATACACTTCTCCTTTCCCCTGGCGAGTATCCTTACGGGTCACCAGCGGGGCCCCTGCCCCTTCCTGCTATTCTCAGCCAGTATCCCTTACGGGGTGGCCTGAGGTTCGAGTATGTTGCTGATTTTTGCTACCATCTGTCGCCGAATCAATTTCTTGGCTACTGCGGATGGCTCAACGCCCATTTGCAATTTCTCAAAAAGTCTCCATTGGGCTTGACCATCAGGGCTTTCCAAATAAACTCGCATCATGGTGCTTTCCATTTCCGACACCAACAAACTCACGATGGGATTTTTCTGCAATTCTTCTAAAAACCGAGCCGCCTGCTGAATTGCTTGGTGCTCTGAGATTTCATCTTTCTTGGCAGCCATTTCTATAGCTTTGTCAAAATCCTCTTTGCGAACGCCTATCCCCATGGGCTGAACAGCCATCAGACCTCACCTCCGTAACCAGGAGCGGCCCCGGCCGGCGGTTGAGCCGCTACGGCCCCGGCCTGGGCCTGGAAAAGACCAGCCTACTCCTGATTAGCCAGAACTTCGACTCCCGCCTTGTCGGCCTGAGCACCATATTTAACTGCTTCTGCCTCAGCGCCCTGGGCCTCGGCGGCTGCCTGCGTCCCCTGATGGCCAATAGCCGCTTCCTGCTGGTCCTGCTGGGCCTTGTCAATAGCCGCGGCCTGTTCATCGGTAATCAGCATCCCGATGTCCACCAGGTTGGTATATTTCACCCTGGCCTTGAGATAAGGATGAGGTTTCAAATATGGTTGAAGAACGGGGTCCTGGAACATCGGCTCCATCTCTCTCAGATTCTTCAAATTCTCCTGGTGCTTCATAAAGGCGGTGATCCCGGCGATTTTGAAATTGCCGCTGGTCAACTGCGGCAGGTCCAGGCCAGTGGGGTGCTCCGCCGAAACCGTCACCTTGTATTTCTCGGCATACTCCGGGAACCACTGCCGCAATTCGTCGTAGGTGAGGTTGATGGCCACGGTCTCAGCCATGGATTTAATGACGCTGAGGCCGCCATCTTCGATGTCGGTGGCGACGGAGCCCATGACAGTGCTGCTCTGCTCCAAATTCTGAGCCGCTTCGCCCTTGGTAACCCCCTGGCGATAACCCGGGGACCCCTGGAGAGTGCGGTCAATCAGGCCACCGTCGTCAATCATCATGTCGGCTTTGCTCAACATGGCGATGATGTCGTTGTTCCGGCTGTTGCGGTCGATGCTCCGCACGGTCTGTTGGCCTTGCGCGGTGCCGGTAGTCAACATGATCTTACCAGGGAAGATGTCGTTATCCGTGGGGTTCAACATGGCATCGGTGTTTATCTCGGTCATGGGGTTGACCGTCCAATTCAAGTTGTCGGCATGGAGGGACAGGAGGTTGCTGGCGAAGTACCACAGGCTCCTGATCCCCTGGATCAACCCCCGGCCATCGAAGCGGCGCAGGTTGGGCAGGGCGCTGAACCCCACCCCAGGCCAGCGCAGGCTCGGGTAGGGGCTGGTCTCCGGCTTACGAATAACCTGGCCGCCGGCCACGGTGTAGCGGGCTTGAGGCAGTAGCATCTCGCCCCGGGGGGAGAGCACGGTGCCCCAGAACTCTGAGACCATTACGGTTTGATTGAACCTGCCCTGGGTGTAAACCATGTTTTTGCGCCGGGCGATCTCTTCTTCGGTCAGGCCGGGCGAACTGAGCCAACCGCCGCCAACGGCAAAATCCTGGATGTTTTGGTAGAGACCATCGGCCTCCCCTTTTTTCAGCACATAAAACGGTTGCCATTCTTGGTGGACCCAATAACGCCCCGACCATGGCTGGCGGCTCTCGGCCACCGGGTCGCGGTGGATGTTCTCCGGGTTAGCCAGGACAAGCTGCAACCCCTTACCGTGCTCCCATGTCGTAATAACCTCCAGGGAGGTGCCGATGGCCAGGGCCATAGCCGTGGCGTCGGCAAAATTAGTGGGGAAATTAGCGTAATTCCGGGTCACCATCAGGCCCATGAACTTGGTCCAGAAATCGGCGGCCTCTTCGTTTTTCTCGTTTTCAATGGAGAGAAAGTCCACGTCAAAGGCTTGGCGTGCAAAGGCTTGGCCCACCCGCACGAGCTTATTGGGTTTGGGGTAGGTGATCCGAGATTGCCATAACTCCTTCATGCCCCAATTATCCGGCTCCTCTTCGTTGAAGACCCGCCAGCACTCTTCTTGCATCAGGCGAATATCC